CCTGAAGAGAGTGTACCAGAAAACCACGATAAAAAATTAGAACTTTCTAGAGGAAACGATAGAAAGTTATTTGTTGTTTTTGATACTGAGAAGGGTGAATGGAGATCTTTCAGATATGAAAGAGTTATAACTTTTTACTATCCAGGAAATGCTCCTTCTAACTATCCACCAGCAACTAGAGTGTTCCCATGATTTTAATTGATTATAGTCAAGTCGCAATCTCAAACATTATGGGTTTTAGGAACGACCTAATCCAAGCTGAGATGTCTGGCGACAGTAAAGGTGCTGAAGATATTATTCGCCACTGTATTTTATCAAGTCTTAAAATGTATAAGAAAAGATTCGGTAAAGATTATGGCGACCTTGTCGTATGTTGTGACAGCTATAATTACTGGAGGAAAGATTATCATCCATTTTATAAATCTAAACGAGCAGGTTCTCGTGAAGAGGATGATATGCCATGGGATGTTTTATTTACCATAATGAACCAGATAAGAGAAGAGTTAAAAGAACACTCTCCTTATAAAGTTATGCGTATAGATAGATGTGAAGCAGATGATGTTATAGGTGCTTTATGTAATCACACCGATACTTTCGGAAATAACGAACCAGTAATGATTGTATCATCGGATAAAGATTTTAAACAGCTACAAAAATACAATCATGTAAAACAGTTTTCCCCTATGCAGAAAAAGTTTGTCACTTTAGATAAAGGGGAAACTGTTAAAGAGTTTACTACTATGCATATCGTAAAAGGTGACACTGGCGATGGTGTACCAAATATTTTTAGTCCTGATGATATATTTCATCAAGATGGAGTAAGACAGAAACCTGTCACTAAAAAGATTCTTGAAGAGTTTTATGCTCTAGGAAAGGCAGCATGTAGAACTGAACAAGAAATGGAAAGGTGGGATCGTAATGAAAGGTGTATATCCTTATCGCATATACCTGAAGAATACGAAAAAGCTATTCTAGACGATTACCTAAATAATAAAGCGAATGGCGATAAGATGTCACTGTATAATTACTTGATGGAACATCGCTGTAATTTATTATTAGAGGAGATTGAGGACTTTTAATTATGGCTCAAAAATTTATAGATAAAATCCTACAGGATATTAATGATACTGGGGATGTTGAAAAGTATAAGGATGATGCACTTGTAAAGATTATATTTCAAGAAGCATTTAATCCTGCGAATAAATGGATTCTACCAGAAGGTGTACCACCTTATAAAAAAGCTGACGAACCTGACGGAATGTTTCCTACAAATATGTATCTTGAAGCAAGACGCATAGGTTATATATTCAAGCGAGAAGATCTTAAACCTATAAAAAGGGAAGGATTATTTATAGAAATGCTTGAAAGTGTATCGCCTGAAGAAGCAAAGATTCTTTTAGCAATCAAAGACCAAAGACTGGATAAAATCTATCCTAAGATTACTCCAGCAGTTGCTAGTAAAATAGTTGAGATTGATACTAAAGAAGCTGATAAGATGATTGCTGAAGCGAAACTTGCTGAAGAGAAAGCTAAGAAACCACATCAGGCTACAACTCAGAAGAGAGGTCCTGATGGTAAATTTATCAAGAAGGCAAAGTAAATGGTAAAACCACTAGAAGAAAGAGTCGTAGAACTCAAAGATCTAGATAATGATAAAGTATATCATGGTGAGGTTCGTGTTTGTACTGAAGACCGATTAGTAGTTTCATATAGAAAAGATTTAACTGCTGAGATCGAAGAGGTACAGTTTGATGTTTACGATTCGGCTACAGATAAATGGACTAGAGAAGACTGGGAGTGTACATATCCTAATATAGACAAGTTAAACGCAACTGATGTCACTGTTAGAGTTAATAATCACAGATGAAAGTAGCTGTTGTTATGGGTGTGGCGAACGATCGCTCCATCGCTTGGGGTATCGCTAACAAGTTAATAGATGAAGGATACACTTGTATCTTTACCTATCCGAACGACTCCATAAAGAAAAGAATTACTAGACTATCGCCGATGGCTCATACTATTAAGTGCGATGTATCTAATAGTATGGATGTTAGAAACGCATTCATAGAAGCAACTAAACATTATCCTAAGATAGATTATGTTGTTCACGCAATGAGTATGACTGACTTCAGAGAGTTAGATGGCAAGATGAAGGATATAAGTAGAGAAAACTTTTTAGAAAGTTTAAATGTTGGTTGCTACTCACTGATTGATGTAGTAAGAAATAGTTTAGATAAAATGAACGAGGGTGGAGCATACCTTACATTAAGCTATGATGGAGCTCGTAGAGTTTACGATAACTATAATGTAATGGGTATAGTAAAAGCAGGTTTAGAATCTACCACTAGATACTTGGCCAAGGACTGTGCCGAAGTTGGTGTAAGAATAAATTGTATATCAGCAGGTGTAATAAAAACATCAAGTGCTATGGCAGTAAAAGGTAGCAAGGGAATGCTTAAATGGGCAGAAGGAGTAAACCCTATGAAAAGAAATATTACTCTACAAGATTTAGCAGGAAGTGCTTACTACTTCCTATCTGATTTATCTTCAGGTGTTACAGGTGAAACACATTATGTAGATTGCGGATATAATATTATAGGAGCACCGAGTATAGATGACATCTAATGTAGTAAATAGAAAATGGTCAACTATGAAAGACCAAAAAATTAAAATGCAACTGAATGGTTTCGTAATGAATACTTCGGTTGACCAAGTTGACGAATTATTTGACGAAGGAATTATTAGATACTTCGTAAATCATGTATTATATCAACTCGATTGTCAAAGACAAATACATTTCGAGGAAGATAAAAAAGGCGAGAGAGAACCACCATTCGCTCATGCCAATCAGGCAACCATAGAAGAGCATAAGGTATATTGCGAAGTTGTTCTTATGGATGGTTCGAAACCTGGATATTTTCAGAATGGTATAAGAGGAGTCGCATGGGATATTCATGAAGCTGGAAAAATGGATTTGAAAATGATTGACGAAATTAAATACGAAGTAGATCCTGAAAAAGGAGAACTATCAATATTAGAGGAAAGAGAATGAGATCGATACTTAAAGACGCACTAAAGAAAAAGTACGAAGGTGAAATAGCAGAAGCAACTGCTAACTTGCTTGTATATTTTAATAACCCTGTGGGCATAGGTGAACATCCAGAAATAATTACTGAGATGGATAAACAGATAGAAAAAATTGCTGCAGCAAAAGAAAAATTAGAAGTGCTAGGAGATATTAATGAGTAGTATTATTGGTCATGGTATCGATATGGTTCTCGAGTCTCGTTTTGAAAGGCGAAGAGATAAATGGTCAAAAACTATTTTATCAGAAAAAGAATTAGAAATATATAATGGACTGTTAGATAGACAGAAGTGTAATTATCTAGCAAAGGTGTGGGTGTTAAAAGAAGCATTCGTAAAAGCTAGACAACATCCTATCGTTGGTATGAAAGAAGCAAGAATGTTTTCGTACATATCTCCTAACTTAGTTCCTAATGAGGAGATGGCGAAAAAATTAATAGGAGTAAACATACATTGTTCAATATCGGATTTCAAAGGTTGCGTGATTGGTTCAGTAATTTTAGAGAACAACACTTAACAACTTACAAATTAACTTTTCGTATTAGGTACTGGTGGTTCACCCAGCTTTGCCTATTAGGGATTATTGTATTCGGTAAATGGCATCTGATACCATATGTACTAGCATGGTGGTTTTTCGGAGCGATGGCTATAACAATATATGCACATAGAGGACTGTCACATAACAGTGTTAAAATAAAATGGAAATGGCTAGAGCACTTGTTCTGCTCACTTTGTATTCTAAGCAACATCGGAAGTCCACTCGCTTGGGCAGTGGTTCACAGAATGCATCATGTATATCTAGACGACGAGAAGGATCCGCACAGCCCACATCAGATTGGTTTTTTAAGATCTTTAACCCATAGATGGGATGTACCCTTTGAAAATATACCACTAAGATTTACTAGAGGACTACTTAGATTAGAGACTCCTAAATGGTATCACAATAATAGTTTCTTCCCTTTTATATTCTTTACTATTTTTATATGGGCAGTGACTGTCGCTTATGGTACTTCAATATATGGCTTCGCAGAACTAGGATATTATATGATGAATATATTTTCATATGACGGACCAGCAGTATGGCTACAAACTTGGGGACTAGAGTTTGCTTGGGCAGGGTTCGCAGGAGTGGCTCTTGGCCAGTGGTCTATGGGTATAACTAACGCATGGCAACATAGTGATAAACGAGGAAAAGGATATATTCGTAATGTTCCATGGTATTTAAGTTTTATAAACTGGGGTGAAGGAAGTCACGACTATCATCATTCTTTCCCTAGAGATTACAGTTTCGGTAAAGGGTTAAACGACCCAACACAATATTTTATAATCTTTCTAGAAAAGATTGGAGCACTGAGTATAAATAGAAATATATGATGTTCCAGAGATTGCGAAGTGGATGGTGGTACACAGAAGAGAGAGCAAGCAAGTACCTTAACCATTTGAGTTGCATCAATTCGGATGTTTAACTCCCCGAATCCGATGGGTCACTTCGACGCAGTTTGGTAGTTCTGCTCAAAAAAAACTACCACTTGTTTAATTGAAAGGAAACATAATGGATTATAATGTTGATTCAGATTTAGTAGAATACATCGTCACCCTTACATTTTCACTCATGTTTTTTATCTTAGGATGGGTACTCCCACGAGGTAAAACATTAAAAAAGATTCAGGGTAAAGTCTTAAAAAGATTTTACAACTGGACAGGAGCAGTTATGATTAAGTTTCATAACTACTTTGCTGATGAAGAATTTTATTTAGAACATGTTTGGCAAGATACTAAAGAGTATGTCAGAAAGAAATATGGATTTAAGAAAAAGTAATGTTTAGACCACCTTATCATGTAGAACTCAAGGATGTACCATTTCCTCTAACTGATATGGAACTTGCTAATCAGATAGCAAGATATGATAAAGAGAATGGTGACTGGGCGAAACGAAAAGTAATTCCTGAGATATGGCATACCGATAAGTCATCATACTCATATGGTGCTTATGGTTTCGTGGCTAACTTATGGATTCATAACAGAGATTTCTCACCAGCATTCTTAGAATGGTTAGACAGAAATATGATGTCACCTGCATTAGTAGGAACTATCTTTGTATCCCCTCCAGGATATTCACTCAGACCACATATAGACTACGCAGATTATAATATTAATTATTACTGGCGATTAAATTTTCCAGTAGGTTTAGAAGAAAACGAAGATAAGTGTATGTCTTTCTGGGATCCTTCAGCTTGTATGATGGAAAGAAGAGATAGGGTTAATCATCCTAAGATGCCACATACTGACTCTATGAGTTTAATAGAGTTTGATGACGCAACTAGAC